TGGCATTGCCGTCGGCGTCACCCGTGAGCGTATTCGTCAGATTGCTGTTGCCGTTCCAATGAGTGAGGCAATTCGTGTCGCCGCAAATGGGTATCCAATCCCTGAGCCACCAAAGATCATTGAGAAATCTTCACCGCAGTTTGTTGAACCATCCGAGGAAACGCTAAAGCGCCTACTTGAGCTTCAACCGTATGCGCAAAAGGTACGTTCATATGGAAAGGCTTACCGCAAGGAGGCTGAGGAATATACGTGGTTGGTTAACTATGCCCACACCGTTGAGGGTGTAACTCTGTATCGTCTTGCAAAGCGTCTTGGTGTCACGCACGGCGCTCTTCGTTTTCGTCTTGCGCGTTACGGATACAAGGCTCCCGTTTCAGGTGCGTCAAAGGCGTACACTCCAATCCTAGAAGAAAATCGCATCAACCTTCGTCCTACAGAATAAGGTAGTAACATGGCAGAGTCAATGGCAGAAAAAATCGCCAAACTACCTCCCGAGCAAAAGGCTATGGCGCTTCAAGGATTTGATCCTGAGCGCTTACAGTGGGACTGGTCGTTTTGGGGTCGTCCCGAGCAGCAACGCCCTGAAGGCGATGACTGGAACATCTGGCTCTATCTCGCAGGTCGCGGTGCTGGAAAGACTCGCACCGCCGCAGAGTGGATAAGAGAAGAAGCAAAGTACACGAACAAGGGGCAAATACGTTTTGCGCTTGTTGCTCGTACTGCCGCTGACGTTCGTGACGTTATCGTTGAAGGTGAATCCGGAATCATCAACGTCACGCCTCCAAGCGAGCGCCCGCTGTATGAACCGTCAAAGAGACGTTTGACTTGGCCCAACGGAAACACGGCTACTTGCTTCACCGCAGATGAGCCGGATTCTCTTCGTGGTCCACAATTTACGCATGCCTGGGGTGACGAGGTTGCCGCCTGGCGTCAAACTCCAGATGCAGCAGGTATGACCGCGTTTGATAACTTACGTGTTGGTACTCGTCTTGGATCTAATCCTAAGATCGTTGTTACCACAACTCCAAAGAGAGTTCCTCTTCTTTATCAACTAATGGCTGAGGCTGAAAAAACTGGAAAGGTTATCATTACCCGTGGTTCAACTATGGATAACCAGGGAAACCTGTCTAGTGCTTATCTAGACGCCATCAAGGGCGTATATGAAGGAACTCGACTGGCACAGCAGGAACTATACGGAGAGATGCTATCGGACGGAGAGGGTGCGCTCTGGACACCAGATCTTATTGACCGTAATCGTGAATCGCAACTTCCAATGGGAACACCATTACGTGTTGTTGCCGTTGACCCGTCGGTTGCAGAGAATCCTCGTGATGAATGTGGAATTGTTGTTTGTGCGTCAACTGGCGAGCGCGATTTGTATAAGCGTAACTCGTGGGTATTAGAAGACGCAACCGTTCATGGATCTCCTGACGTGTGGGCAAACAAAGTAGTTCAAATGGCGCGCAAGTGGGGTTGCCCTGTGGTTGCGGAAGTTAACCAAGGCGGTGCGCTTGTTCGCAACGCAATTAACACCATTGATCCAAGCATTAAGGTTTTAGAGGTTCACTCCAAGTATGGAAAGGCTTTACGTGCAGAGCCAATTACGCTCGCGTATGAGCAAGGCCGTGTTCATCACGTTAACTATCTTGCAGACCTTGAATCACAGATGATCTCGTGGATTCCTGGTGAAGGTAAGTCTCCAGACCGCGTTGACGCCTTGGTGCATGCATTAACCGCGCTCCTCATTAAACCTCCTGCTGGCTTCGTTGGTGGAAAGATCACCGCGCGCTCGATGGCAGGTCGCAAGATTCCAAGTGATAGAACCGGCGGCGTTTTTAAAGTTCGCTAGTGTACACAACATGTTATCGTGTACCTTATGGAAGAGAAGCGTCGTCCCGCACGTAAGCAGGAACTACCAGCGTCTGAGGTTGAGCTTCTCTCTACTCTATTTCACAAGGAGTTCTACACTCGCGTAGGGCAGTTGTTTGAGGCAGGTTGGCCTCTTCAAAGTATCGGTAACGCGTGTAATCCTCCGCGTAGACGTTCTACGGTTAAGTTCTGGGTTACCCGTAAACACGAGCATTCTCCTCTTGATGTACCAGTTCCTCTACCTAAGCTTAAGACAGGACCTCGCGGTTACGTATCGCGACGCCCAGTCTCTCCAGGAATAAGTGAAGCAGAACGCGCACGTATCGAGCAGTTGTCTCCGCTGGCTCGTCGCTACCGTTCAAAGATGACAGGCTTCTCTCCGCAGGCGGAAGCCAATGAAGAACTTACAGCTATCTGCACTCGTCTTTACGAGTCAAACGTTCCAGTTCGTGAGCTTGCCGAGGCGGCAGGCGTTACATACCGCGCAATGGCAAGAAGGTTAGGCAAATGAAAGTCATGCACGATGTGTTTCCCGCGTTTGTTGGAGTTGCCCAGCCAGACCTAGTTTCTACGCTACAGGACCTACACTCCGCGCCAATTACCGTTGGTGCCTATCAGGTAACAAAGGCTCGCATCGTTGTGACCGACGAGGTGGTAATGGTTGCGGTTGACGGAAACGAAGGGCCAATGATTATCTTCCGTGAACGGTACACCGAACATCACAAGTCAAACGTTAAAACCGAGGATTCATATATCCTCACCGAGACGGGCAAGATGCTCGCCTATAAGAAGGACGAGAACTGCGGTTGCGGTTCACGTTTACGCTCGTGGAATCCGTATCGCCACGTGTACTCAGACCAAGACCCAACCGAATGAAAGGAATAAACTATGGAAATCGCCTTTGGTAATTTCATCATATTAGCACTTGCAGTATACCGCGCTAGCCGCCTTATCATCGAGGACACAGTTCTTGATAAGTTCCGCAAGAAGGTCTGGAAGAAGTATAAGCCAGCCGATGGAGGTATAGGCTATCTCCTTACTTGTTACTGGTGTGTGTCATTTTGGATCTCATCACTAGTTATAGTTTCCTATATTATAGTACCTATACCTACGATTGCCGTGTGCGCTGTTTTTGCGCTATCAGCAGCCGCAGGAGTAATAACCGCGTGGCTGGAAAAGTAATGCCCAGCTGTTCCGTTAGCAAGGACGAGGAGTAATAAGTGGCAGTATTTAGCCGTGACCCAAACGGCAACAGATCACAGCGCCCTAGGTCGGCTGCAGCTACTCGTCGTGCAATTAACTCACCTGCTCTTTCCCTTAGCTCGATAGCAACCATTCCTGGCTTTGCGTCACCTGTTGCATACTCAGCTCCTCGTGGACTTACCGCAGCAGCATCTCAACTTCGTCTTAATGACAAAGGCGAGGCCGAGCAATTCCGTAGCCGCAGAACATCAGGGTCAAACGCCTGGCAGTCTGAGGCGTGGGAATACTATGATGCAATTGGTGAAATTAAATATGCCTTCAGTCTAGTTGGCTCAGTAATATCTCGTATTCGTATCTTTGCAGCAGTAATTGACAATCCTGCAGAGCCTCCACTTCCAGTTCGCAACAGCCCTCTCATTGATGAGCGTCTTGCCTCGGCGGCAGAGCGTGCAATCGTGCGTCTTGACTCAGCATACGGCGGCCAGGCTGGTCTTCTCCGTGATGCAGCGCTTAACCTTGCAGTAGCTGGCGAGTGCTACCTTGTTCAAATTCCAGAGCGTCAAGGTCAAGGACTTCCTGAGACATGGGATATCCGTTCAGTTGATGAGATTCAGATTGACCAAAAAGGCGCCTACACAATTATTCCTCGACGTGAAACAGGTTCCTACACAGGACAAAAACAACCTGGTCAAATTATACTTCCAAATAATGCGTTTATCGGTCGCATCTGGCGAGCACACCCGCGCTACTCCGATGAAGCAGACTCAAGCTTACGTGGCTTGTTAGATCTTTGCTCAGAACTACTTCTCCTCAACAGAACGTTCCGTGCTACAGCGCGCTCACGTCTAAATGCTGGCGCCTTGTATCTTCCGGACGGGCTTTCTGTTGCAGGTTCACCAGATCCTGACTATCCGTATGATGATGATGACTCAATGAATCAAGCCTATACTCCTGAGGAGGCGGCTGACGAGTTTGAGGATCAACTTATGGATGCGATGACAACTCCTATTCGTGACGAAGACTCAGCATCTGCGGTTGTTCCACTTATTATTCGTGGTCCTGCAGAACTTGGCGACAAGATTAAGCAATTCAAGTTTGAGCGCTCGTTTGACCCAGCGCTCGCACAGCGCGCAGATCGTGTTCTAGAAAGAATTTTACAAGGCCTTGATGTTCCAAAGGACATCGTTACAGGTCTTGCAAACGTTAAGTATTCCAATGCTCTTCAAATTGATGAGTCACTATACAAAGCACATATCGAACCGTTAATGCTTCTGATTGCAGACGCTATTACAGTTGTTTATCTGCGTCCTTACCTGATTGCAAATGGGTTCGACCCAGCTCAGGTAGAACGCATCTGCGTATGGTATGACCCATCACAGGTGGCTACGCGCAATGACCGCGCCGCCGACGCAGATGCTGGATTTGACCGGGGAGTTATCTCTGGAGATGCGTGGCGCAGATCACATGGATTTACAGAACAGGACGGCCCAACTCCTACGGAGGTTGCACTACGTCTTCTTAGAGAGAAGGGTGCTATCACACCTGAGCTTACAGAGGCGATGCTTGCAGCAGTCGCTCCTGACGTTATGAAGGCAACTCGTCTTGCATCACAGGCAACATCACTTGCACCAATTCCGCCAGAGGTTGAACGACTTCTTAAGGGACCACAGCAAATTGCAGCAGAAGCAACGGAGACAGAGACGCCAACTGGCCCACAAGGCAATGGAGCACCGACTCCAGCAACGGAAGAAGGAGCACAGTAAATGGCTATAGAAAATCCACAACTTGTTGAAGCGCTAAAGAAGCTGCTAGGTAACGAAGTTGTTATGTACTTTAAAGCTCACGGACATCACTGGAATGTTGTTGGTAGTGACTTTGCTCAGTTTCATGACTTCTTTGCTGAGATCTATGAAGATATTTACAGCGCTATTGACCCTACAGCAGAAGAGATTCTCAAGCTAGGTTCTCCGTCTCCCTATCGTCTTGTTGAGTTTGCTCGTTCAGCAGATATTCAAGATGCGCAGGTTGGACGAAACGCTATGGCAATGTGTAAGGACCTTTACGATGCAAATGACATCTTTCTGGCGTCTCTTAACATGACCTTTGATATTGCAGATGCTAGTAGCGAGCAAGGGCTTATTGACTTCATC